AACGTTTCCCAAGTCGGAAGACTCTGCAAAAACTGCAATCTATTATCGTTGATTTTTTGCAATAAGGAAAGGGGATCTTGTGAATTAACTAAAGAGAGGGTCGCAGGTCCGATAACCCCATCAGCATGAGCACCACAAGCTGTCTGAAGATACTTGCTGGCACGAGCAGGACCACTATTAATAGCAAGATCAAAAACAGAAAAGTCCACCCCAAACGGGAGGTCGTCGCAGCGGCACTTGTCCCAGTACCGCGCTTTGTAGAGGGGAGCGACGTCTGCGATTTTGAGGGCTTTGATGTCATCTTTCGTTACCTCGTGGCCTAGCCATTCTTCCCAAACCTTTTTCGTGCAGCCAAGGTTCGTGGCTCCACCAGGATCTTTCGGGTGATCGACGTACCCACCTTCATGTTTCAACACAAGAGCTAAACACTGTTCAAAATTGCCTTTCATGACTCACTCCTTGGGTGTTGAATTGTAAATCATCTGGTCTTTTTTCTGCGACCCAGACGACGAACCGAAATAGAAAGCAATGATTCCGCCCCAAGCCGTTTGCAACGCGCCAAGAAGCAGAAGCAATGCCTCGTTGCCAGAAGTCGGCAAACCATAAACAAGCATATAAATCAGAATGGCAAAAAACCCAAATGTCACGCTGATCGCCAAGGCACGAGGAATCCAGTCTTTGACTTCTTTTTGCATCTCACGGGCAGACTTACGGTCGTCCACCGCAAGTGCTTCCAGATCAATGTCAAGTTTTTTCATTTGAACTTTGAAATCGGCATCAATTTTTTTGACAGACGCAAGCTGCTCAGGCGACGCAGAACGAAGGGCTGTTTGCAAATCATCCTCGGAGCCCTCCTCGTTGCCGAGCAAAGCCATAGACAATGCCTTCGTTGCCATCCCAGCCAATGGGCCGCCCAAGGCCGTGGCAATGCTTGGAGCGACCGACCCAAGCAGTGGGCCAAATGTTTTAAGCAGATCCATCGTCCTTACCTCCGTTTGATTTAGAACCTAACATGATTCCCGACAGCGTGCCTGTCAGGAACGTCGCAATTGGAGCAATCAACTTGAAAAACTCTTGGTCGTTTGGTGCTTGCCCGTCAATTGGCTGAACCACAAAAATCAGGCTGTATAGCACTGCGAAAACGGTTCCGGTTAAGGTCAGGCACAAGCTGATGCCAATGATAAACTGGAGCAGAGCGTGGAGTTCGTCTTCCTTGATCCTCATCGCGCTACGGCTCCGCAAGGGTTTTGTTTCAGGGTGTCGGCGGAACAGGTTCCGGATGCGGTGCAGATGGGAGGATTGCATTCAGCTGCGTCCCAGTTCTTGGGGTCTTGGCATGGATAGCGATAACGATCTTCGCATCCCGCCAGAACTAAAACTGCAATTGCCATCAGGTACTTCATTTGTGCGCCGTGAGGTAGACAAAGAGCGCAAGACCGAGAGCCATGACAATAACCCCGAGAAACATCCATGCTCCCAAAATCAGTTCAGCTTGGCGTTCCTCGGCTTCCTTCTGCGCAATAGCGGCCTGACGCACGGCCTCTTTATGCATTTCCGTCACTTCCTTCTGAATTGCAATCCACGCTTGTTGACCGTATGCCCCTACAAACAGGTTCTTGGTGTCCAACTGAAGCTGTTGCGCCTTGGCCCGCAAAGCGTACAGCTTGATTGCTTCAGCCTCGTATTCAGCTTGGCTTTGGAATAGCTTCTTTTTTCGCCCAGAGGTAAGTTGCGTGATCTGCGCAATTCTCGCAAACAAACTTCCCACGCGCTCCACCACGTCGATGGCTTCGTGGCCAGCGTCGGTCGCTGACTTGATTCCATTATAGAGGGCGGTTGCGCCAGCGAGGAGCGTAAAAGGATCCATTTTTACTCGTTTTTAGCTACGGTTATTGTAAATTCTCTTTCAATTGCCAGTCCTGGCCATAAATCACAACAAGGAACATTGCGCTCAATCAAAATTAATTTTGTTTGCTCCTTTTCTTGCGGTTGAGATTTTTCTTCAACAACATCAAGTTTATTAATTTCCATCGTTTTAAGTCCAAGTTACTGTAACAAGACCAGAAGTTCCTGCGGCACCATTATTTTGGCTGTTTGAACAAGGGGCAGATTTACTGCTGATTCCTCCCGTTCCCCCGCCACCGATGGTTACGGTTGCGGTTGCGCCAACAGTCAATCCAGTCGTGTATGTTGTCAGAGAGGATGATGCGCTCCCATTGCTGCCACTGGTGCAACTCCCAGGATTACACGCACCTGCCGCGCCTCCTGGGCCAGTGGTGGTTGTTGCGTTGATCCCGCCACCAACAACTTTGCTTAATGCGCCAACTCCACCAGACGCTCCTGGGCTACAACCTCCTCCTGGTTCACGAGCAGTCGAACCGCCTTGCCCACCTGTGCCGCTCGTCGCATCAATTGTCAGAGTGTTGTAAGTCGGAATGGTAAAAGTTCCATTCGCTGAGAAAGTTAAAGAGCCTCCAGTGCTTGTGCCAATGCTTTGTCTCAAAACAACAATGCTTTGCGTCCATTGTTGGTATTCATTTCCGTTGATCGTTGTGCTGAATGTGCCATCCGTCGTGACATAAGCCGCAAATGATTGAATGCGACCCGCAGATGTTGATTCAGAAACCGAAGTCATATTCGTTGCGCTGGCACTAACTGTGTTCGCAGGATTTGTTCTAAGAAATAATCCAACAATAACAATATCGCCAACTTTGCAATTTGCTATGTTATATGTGTATGGCCAAACTGCGCCAGCTTGCGCATTAGAATAAAAAATAGAAGGTTGTGCCGTTCCGCCGAGAATTCTGAATGTGTTAAAAGAACCTCCGCCAGCACTCGTGCTGAACGATACTGTTTTCGCAACAGGAGGCATGACATTTATCAACCCCATGCCAAGTGCTCTTCCTTCGCCGCTTGAATTATCAATTGTAACACTATTCAAATAACCAGCAGTCCCGCTGAAAAGAACGCCTCCTGTATTTGTTATGGTGTTGGAAGAAGTGGTCCCTGCCTGAGCAAAATAAGCAAAATTTTCTTGCCCGTCCCAAGTTGTACCAACAGTTGCAGCACTTGTTACGCCAATAAATTCATAAATGAATCGGCTGGTTCTTGTTCCAAACCCCCTCGCGGAAGCTGCAGCAAATGTTGCAATGGTTGGCATTAATTTCCCCTATCAACCAAAGCCGACAAGGCTTGCAAAAACACGGTATGAGGAGGCTCCTGTTCGAAAAACAGTAAACGTATATGCATTTTGCGAATTTGCAATTCCCGCAACTGGTGCTGTGCCGCCCTGCCAGTCCGTGGTCACACCAGTCGTTGTTCCATCAATTTGCACCTCTGTGCAATAATATGCTGTTGCTGTGCAATTGACAATGTAAACACAAGTTATCGTGTCGCCAACGTCGGGGATAATTTGAGATAATGGAACTAAAGTGCCATCCCCGCGAATGCTAATTGTAAAATTGCTTGTTGCTATTGTGGCGTTGTACCAAACGGTTTGGTCTAAAACGTCGTATTCAACAGCAGCAGCCGAGGCTGGAGAATTGTAAAGTCCTTTTTCAACAATGCTTCCAAGGGTCAAATCAGGAAATGCGGTCGCAGCAATTGTCAGACCGCCATTGTCTCCAATTTCAACCGGACCATAAAGCGTCGTTGGGCCAGTGACGGTGAGCGGACCGCTGATCGTATCGAGTTGAGTCAACACACCTATGTCTGCGTATTCTACTTTTGTGCCGTCGTAATAAATAACACTCTGTTTTTCATTATCAATAACAGCCCCTGTTCCTGCTGCGCCGGAGGCAGGGCGAACAGTGAGCGCGTAATAATAAGTTGCTGTTGGAGTTCCGACATAAGTCGATGTTTGCGTCGAAGTTATCGCCGTTCCACCGTAAGTCGTCGAAAGCTGAAACGTTGTTGCTGTGCGGTTCACAGCATAATATTCAACGTTTTCTTGGAACCCACCAGGAAGTTTTCCTGTCGTTGTGAGGATAACAACCGTGCCGTTCACTGGGGCAGTGGTTACTGTGAAATTTACAGCCCCAGATGCCGGAAGCGACGATATTACATTTGCGGTTCTTGCATCAGCGGTCGAAATATCATTGATTACAATCCACGACCCGCCCATCGTGCCTGAGCCAGTTATGTTCGCAGGAAGAGTGATCACTGGGCTCGAGGTCAACGTGCCTGTCGAGGTGACAACAAGCTGTTGCGCGGAATACCAATAAACGCTTGAAACTGCGGCAGTCGCGCTGTTTAAAGCAACCGTTGACCCAACACCAATGGAAATCGGGAAAGAAGATCCCGCAAGTTGGTCCAATTCATTAAAGTTCGCATTGAGCGGAACGTTCCAGTTCAGGTCGTTCAGAGCCGGAACCTGAATGTTTTTGTTTGCGGTGTATGAAATGGCCATGTTATTTATCCACCTTGTTGTCGAGCTTATCGAAAATCTTGTTCAACATGTTTTCAATGCGGTTCAAATGAACAGAAAGCTCGTCTTTCCGAACGTAGTTTGTTGGCATGTCCACCTTTATGTCATTGATCGTGGACGAGAGCTTTTGGATATCATTCACCAACTGACGGTAAAAATACCCAATCACTCCGAACACCACAATCGCGGCAAGGTTTGCGATGAACTGAAGATCAACGGTCATCACGCGCTCCAAGGATTTGGCAGAGTAACGGGGTGATAGAACCGATAAGCCAACGTCTGCTCGGCGGCGTTCTGGCGTTCCTGAACGCCCTCTGGCCCAAGGACGCTCTTCACCCACCCGACCACCTGTTCTTCCGTGAGATCAGCGTAGGGAGTGTATGGAGCATCTGGGTCGAGTTTTAGGTTGGTCATTCCCGCAACCGCCGCCGAGTATGTCCCGTCAGTCGCCTCGCATGAATAATTGACCTTCACCACAACGTCCGTCTGACCCTCGGCTTGAGGGTAGGACTCCATTGAGTTGATCGTCCAGATGTATGAGATTGTCATGATTTTCCCAATCAGTATTCAATGATAATTGCACCGTTTTGACCTGCCCCACCTGCACGAGCAGTTGCCGTTGAACCCGCCGTAGAACCAGAACCGCCACCGCCGAATCCTGTCGCCGAATTTCCCGCAGAACCTGTTGCGCCAGCAAATGGCATTCTTCCGCCGTTGCCCCAACCTAAACCTGTTCCGCCGCCAGAATTGTCAAGGTAAGTCACACCAGCAACCGCAGTTGTTGTTCCGGCGTTTCCTCCATTTTGGCCTGAGAGAGAAAAAGTTGCAGCCCCAGTTCCGGTTGTTCCTGTTCCTCCTGCACCGCCAGCAGCAGTCGCTCCAATCGCTCCGCCGCTTCCGCCTGTTCCAATATA